GTCACATCCATGATGAAATCTTGGGCGGGATGGGCACGCACGCAAGCGGTAGAGGGACGGTGGCTTCAGCCACCTGCTTTGCTCCGCTCGTGCTGGTTCATCCTTGGCGCCCTTCGATACAGGCCTCATGCGGCTCAATTCGCTCGGATCGGACGAGCAGCCCCATTCCCGAACAAGCGCGTGATACGTCAGGCCCTTGAGGACCATTTGGTTGCGGCAACGCGGCCGACTGATACTCCTGATGACGTTCTCAAACGCGCTATGGAATGGGCCACGTCCGTAGGTCGACGTTTCCGTGAGCGGCAACGTCCAACACGTTTTGGCGAGGGCGGCCCTGTGGCTCTTACTGCCCGCGCTATCTCCATCACGATGCGGTCGTCCGCGTCGGAGGCTACGAGCCGAATGAAAGGAGGACAGCTGGTCGATCTTCTCAAGATCGCTCAACCAGCTCTGGATGATCTCAGATTCGACATCTGGCAGGGGTTCCCTCCAGACGACTATCCCTTCGCCTTGGGCGGGGATGCCGATCTGACCCTGGTCGCTGATGAGGCACTCAAGGCGGCGTTTAAGCGCGCCGAGTATCCTTATCCGCGACACAAGGTGTTCGCAGTTCCAGAGCTGGGAGGCAAGGCGCGCATTGTTACGGCGCCACCAGCGGATTTGGTCCTCGCGGGAGATGTTCTTCGTCAGGCCCTTTGGCCCATCATTGAAGATGACCCTCGCCTCGACTTTGGTCTTAGCAGGAAGGCGGAAGATGTTTTCTCGGGTCTCTACGGAGCAGCTGGAATATGCTACTCTGCAGACCTGGAGAAAGCTTCCGACAACCTTCATCAAGACTTCGTCGGGGCTCTTTGGGAGGGACTCTTTAATGGACTGGGCAGGCACAAAGACTTGAACTCTGTCCGCAAATTCGGCAGGCTCCTTCTCGGGCCTCAGGTATTGCATTACCCTGAATTGGGCCAGACGGTGACCAGTTTGACGGGAGAGCTGATGGGCCTCCCCCTCACTTGGTTCATGCTCAATCTGGCTCAGGGGTTTTGGATCTCTGAGGCTCAAGGACCCGACGCGCCCTTTGAGGGCACTGACGCGATTTTCAGAGGTGATGACCTGAGTGCCATTTGGCCGGAGGACCAGATTGACAGGTACGAGGATATCGTCCCGGTCTGCGGTGGTTCGATCAATAGATCGAAGTCTTTCCGTTCTAGAGACGCCTTCGTCTTCACAGAACGGACCATCCGCGTGAGATTTGGTCCTGCTCCGTCGCCTTATGGACCTTGGGCAGGTTACCATGGCTATCGTCGTCAGCTTGCTGAGATGGATGGAGTGGCGCTTGAATTTCGCCAATTCGATGACGTTGCCCTGCGACACCTTCTTACCCGGCCTTCCCTGAAGGGGGGGATGCCCGCAAATATTGTTCTTGCTCCTGCGATCTTGCAGACCCTTAGTGAGCATGAGGGATCGAAACGGTACCGCGCTCTTGCGAAGGCGGTGCTCGGTTCCTCCCACCGAGTTGTGGAACAGTATAAGCGGTTCGGTCTCCCCCTGTTTGGCCATCGACTGTTGGGCGGTGGGGGCTTCCCCCACCCCCGAGGTTGTGAACGGGGACTTCGGGCGCTTCCGATGTATCTGCGCTCTCAGATGACTAAGTGGCTTACCACTAGTCGAGCGGAGTATCGGAAATCCCAGCACTGGAACTCTCAGTTCGAGCAATCGATGATTCGCGAAGCGAATCAAGAACTCGATGCCCTTGAGAGAGCTCATGGTGCTGGTTCTTGGGCGTCCTATGTCCCAGTCCCTCGGGTTGATGCTGAAATATCGATGGTCAGCAGGTTGTCGGCCTGGCACTCTCTCTTCCTCCCAGAGCCACCCTCGGCTCGCAAAGCACCTCGTCTCGGACGGGTTCGAAAAGGTCTTGAAAAGAAGACCAGACCATTCGTTCCCGCAGACAAGGTGTTCCGCGGCCGAGGGATTACTTATAAGTTGCTGGAGGAGAAGATTGCAATGGTTGAGGGTGTCGCGCACATTTACGTCGACCCACGTGATCCGGCGTTCTTTTCCTGGATTGGTGGTACTTTTAGAAGTGGTTTGGGCACCTGGCTCATTAGAGCAGGTGTGGCGGGCCGAGCGGATCCTGAAGATCGCCGTCTCGACGCACCAGTATG